GAATATATAAAAAATTATCTAAATCCTACATTATTAACACATATCAAACAACTTTCTGGGTGTTGTGTATATGGGTATTTACGTGAACACGATGATGAATACGGCCCCTCTGGTAGTTTATATTATATTGGAGAAGGAAGATCTAATAGACCATCTGAAAAACATAATAATGTAAAAACACCAGACCCATCATTAATTGTAATTTTTTCTGATAATATTACAAAAGATACTGCTACCAATTATGAAATTATTTTAATAAATCATTATGGTAGAATTGATATTCATACTGGAATATTGATGAATAAAACCAGTGGAGCAAATAATTGGGGACCGCTTGGAAAAGTATATGAAACAACACAATGTAAATTTTGCGGAGAACATTTTGCAAAAAATAGTGCAATTTTGCTTCATGAAATGTTTTGCATTAACAACCCTAATAAGAAAATTCATAAATATGCCGGGAAAAAAATTACAAAGGCTCCATGTAAATACTGTAATAAATTATTTTCAATTGGTAATGGTATCGTATTTCACGAAACCTATTATTGTACTCACAATCCTAATAAAAAACCCCCATTAGTTAAATCAAAACCTGCAATTGTTAGTTGTAAGTTTTGTTCATCAAATATTGCGACTAATAACATAAAGGCACACGAATCTAGATGTTTGCATAACCCAAATAAAATTGCGAATCCATTAACAGGTAAATTAATTGAAAAAGAATCATGTCCATTTTGTCATCAACTGTTTGGACAAGGTACAGGAATCACTAGACATGTTAAATCATGTAAAGAAAATCCAAAACGAATAACTAGAAAATATAAAAAGTTAAAATAATTGTATAAAGTTATTATCGAGTATTATTCATTTGTATTCCTATTGTTGTTAATTAACCCATCTTAGTATAAACCAAGTAGCGTCTTCTTGTTGTTCTATCAGCCATTTTGAATAATGGTTGATGTATTTTCCTTTTAAATTTTGTTCACACCATTCTTTTACATCGGGTTCTATACACGATTCCGGTAATTCTACAAACTGCCAGTTTAAATTTAGTTTGTGTAAATCAAATATTATTTCTTTATCGATTTCTTTGCTAATTTGATCTGCCATTTCTGTTGACAATGGATCAATATCTATTATTGGTTCTACACTAAATTGTGCAGATAATATTCTTGATTTTGATGTGATTGGTTTTATTATAGACATCCATGTCCTTATTGAATTTATCGTTGATATTTTATTAGTGGTTGTTGTTTTGGTTTTAATTGCCAGTCAAATTCTTTACAACAATCTACGCATATTTTTACATTGAGTGATGTAAACAATAACATCCTAGCACCACATATTGGGCATTCGACATTATTCATTATAGGTCTTCTCGTAAATTACAGTTTATACAATATCGTTTTTGTGTACGTGAACGATAATACTCTGTAGTATGTTCTTTTGCTTCCATCCACATTGTCCATTTATGCCATTTAACCGAGCATTTCCAACTTTTAACTAATAATGTTTTACCTTCTAATGCTCTAAATGTATTTTCTTTTGCATTCATAGTTTTTCACCTGGTTCAAATCCTCTGAAACTTTTAAAGCGTGGAAACCTCAAACTGTATGTCTCATCTTGATTTTGCGTTATTCCGTCAGCTCTTACCTCAACAAGCTGACCAATAATTTCATTACGGGATTCCCAAAAAGTAGATCTATTATTATCATTAAACCCCCCACCAACGTTAACGGTAATCTGCCTTCCATCATCTTTTCCTGAACAGATAAATCCACCCAGTAGCCCTGTATTTTTGTCTTTTCCTTCATAAACACCAATTACCTCCAAAGTTATTTCAATAAATGGTTTAAGTTTGAGCCATGAAAATGTTCTCTTGCATTCATATGGTGCCAATGGATCTTTTATCATTATCCCTTCATACCCACCATCAATTGCAGTTTTATTAATTTCAAGTAATCTACTATATCCTTCGTTTGTATCTAAGTCAACTAATTCTTGTTTAATCACTCGCACATTTAACATTTGCAAAAATAACTTATCTTGAAACCAATTTGTTAGATTTTCAGAACGTTTTTCTTGTGGTATTTTACAAATACCTTTTTCAAAGTCTGCTAAGGTAAGCATATCAAATAAATACAGAACTGCATCGTTTGTTAAAACATTCTCTTTTCTATACAGTTGTTTCATCATATCTTGAAAAGATGAACTCATTACTTCACCATCAAATACCATTGGTTCTGTAAATTTAGAAGCTGCAAAAGAAAATTGTTGTTTTATATGTTCAAAATTGAACAATTCTTTACCATTTCTACTAAAATGATTAACCTTACCAGTAGGATAAACGATAGTAATAACACGAACCCCATCCATTTTGATATCAATAAGTTTTTTTCCACATACTTTAGACTCATATTTTATACTATCTTGTGCAAGTTGGCAAGTAAACACAGGAACTTGGTATTGTGGATACTTTTTAGTTGTGTTGTTTAGTGTTTTTATACTAACTCCACATCGCAGATCCTTAATAAGTATTCTACGATACCACTTATTCCATTGTTCTTGTGTTGCAGTTTCCATTAGTTGAATTACTGCATCTTTAGAAGCATTGCCAGTACAGGAACGATTAATAAATGTATTAGCAACATTTAAGAAATCGTCCCACGATAACCCAGGTCCAGTATCTTCAGTTTTTTCAGGAACTTTTTTAATACCAAATGTAATCATAGCATCTAATGCTAGTTTACATCCATTAAAAAATATATCATTTGATGATATTATTTCTGTGCAGATAATACTTTTTTTTGCTAATCTACTATTGTCTGCTTCTAGTAAAGATATAACTTCCCAAGGTTCTTTCATCAATTCTCTTTTGATACACCTAGTATCATTAAAAATATACCAGCAATCACCGGTGAAAATATTAAACCAAGAACAAACCAACCAAGGCCATTCCGACCTCTATTATTAGCACCTACTGCAACAGCAATACATAGTGCAAACCATAAAAACAACAACATATTATACCCTCTTTTTAACTATTTTTAATGATGTTGTATCCCTATTTGAGATATTAGATATTGATATATTCATAATTCGTTCCAATTTGATTAAAAATCATATTATACTAGATATAATTTATTTTGTCAATCGAAATTATATGATTTTTGATAAATAAAGATGTAGTTCACGGAACGTGGGGTTCCCAACTACTCTACAACTTGTCGGAGTCACAGCTATGTATTTATCATACGTGTATAGATTGACACACCAAAAATCTAACAAATTTTATATTGGATATAGATATGCCAATATTGCATTAAAAATTCACCCTGAAGATGATATAGGTATACATTATTTTACTTCTTCTTCGTATATAAATAAATCAAATATTCATGAATATAATATAGAAATTTTGTTTAAATCCAAGAACCCAGAAGAATCATATGATTATGAAAACTCAACAATTCTTGAAAATTGGGGTGATCCTCTTTTATTAAATAAACATGTATCTAATAATAATAAAAAGCGGTTTAAGAGCACCGTTGAAGGTATAGCACGGGTGCGAGAAATTAATAAAAATAAAAGATGGTTTAATAATGGTAAAGAAGAACGTCATTGTCACATCTGTCCAAATGGATTTATAGATGGTAGATTATTTAATCCATTCCCAAAACAAACAAAAACTGTAAAAGGATACATATGGTGTAATGATGGAATACATCAACGATTAGTATTACCCACTAACATCCCACAAGGATTTAAACCAGGAAGATTACCATCCAGTTCAGAAACAAATAAAAAAATAAGTGATACACTGAAAAAAGTATATATTCATGGAAAAAGATGGTATACGAACGGTACTGATTCTATTTTAAGTTTCGAATGTCCAGATGGGTGGTTTAATGGGCATTCATATGGTAGCGGTATATTAAAAAATAAGAGAACGTATAATTCATTTAAATGGTATACAAATGGAAGTATTAATAAAATGGTCAAAACTAATGATGATATCCCATTGGGTTTTTGGCCTGGTAGATATAATAAACCTAAATGGTATACTGACGGTGTGAATACTATTCAGAGTGTTGTACCAATAGAAGGATTTATAGAAGGTAGGGTTTGTGAATTATGTAATAAACAAGTGACCCATAATACTTATAGAAGATATCATGGGCCAAAATGTAAATTAAATAATAGTGTTAAATTCTGGATGTCAATACCTTGTCAGCTAACCCAAATGCAACTGAGGAGTTGGCATCCATATAATTATCTCTAGCCATTGCCTGTTTCAATTCTTCAACTGTTTTTCCAGTATTTTTAGCATAAATTTCAGTTAAAAGATTATTTAATCTCACCATTTCTTCCATTTGAATTTCAGCATCCCATACAGTTCCACGCGACCCTCCTGAAACTGAATGTATCATATGGCTCGATCTAGGAAGAATAAAACGCTTCCCAGGTGTTCCAGAACTAGCTAGCAATGAACCCATAGAACAGGCAGTTCCTATCACTATAGTACAAATATCCGGTTTTATGAAATCCATCGTGTCTAGAATACCTAACCCACTTGTCACGCTGCCACCTGGGCTATTAATATAGAATTGAATCTCATCATTAGATTGACTTTCTAAGAATAACAACTGCGCAACTATAATACTTGCTGAATGTTCATTTACATCTGTATCTAACATAATAATTCGATCTTTTAATAATCGACTATAGATGTCATAAGAACGTTCACCGCGTGCTTCTTGTTCAACTACCATTGGTATCAATGCTGGCATTTTATTTCCTCTTGTGTTTAAGTTGTGTGTATTATAGTTTATATTGTGTGAGTTGTCAATGATTATTTTAAATCATCTACTTCTGCATTCAATAATTTATTTTGTTCGTCTATTTTGTGTTTAAGAACTTCAATAGTTTCTTCTAACTGTTCAATATGGTCGGCGACTTTTGCATAAAAATCTGCAGTATCAAATGCTGTTTGTCGTATCATGTTACTTATACTGAGTTCGTTAGTCATTTATATCTCCAGTAAAAGATTAGGATTCCAACCTGTACGTTCATTGTATGAATCACCTTCATACCCACGAGGATTACATACTAGTCGGGTAGTTCCTATTTTATAATCTAATACTTCATGGGTATGACCAAAAGTCCATAGTAAGATGTTTGGATTATCCAAAATAAAGCTAGATAAATCACTATGGTATCCACCATTCATTTCATGATCTTTTTTATATTTCTCACTTATACTTAAATAACTTGGTGAATGATGTGTTACCACTACTACTTTTTTATCAGATGGCGCATTTTTTACAGCATTTTCTATATAAGCTAAAGAATTTTTATGACGATTGATTGTATCAGATATTCTTAATTTTCTATAATCAGCATTATCATTTTTTATAGTAACGTAGTCATTCATTAGATATGGTAAATGGTACATGGTAAGTGGATCTTCTTTGTGACAATCTGTCCATAATGTCGCCCCTATAAATATAACATCATCTATAATAACTGATTTATTTTCTAAGAAATGTATGTTTGGATATTTTAAACATTCTTCTTTTAAATAATCCAATCCAGAATAAAATTTGCCACTATAAAATTCATGGTTTCCTGCTACATACACTACATTTTTAAATTTGTCAGAGCATGATTGTAAGAATTCTCTAAATTTAATAGCTTTAGAATGTCTAATTGCATTAAGAGAAAGTTCTGTTAAAGTTACAGGGTATTCATGTAAAATTTCAGCCATAAGAATATCACCAGAAAGTATTAATACATCTGCTTCTTGACTGTTTTCTATTTTAAGTGTACTAAATTCAAGATGTAAATCACTTATTACAGTAATTTTCATATTATAACCTATATGTTACTCGACCACGTGTTAAATCATACGGGCTTACTTCAACTTTAACTGAATCACCTTGTATAACACGTATTTTATGCTGTTTTAGTTTACCACCTAAGTAGCATAATAATATATGGTCAGTATTTTCTACTTGTACCTTAAACATATTACCTGGTAATACATCATTGACCTTTCCGGTCATTTCTATCATATCTGATTTACTCATTTTTCTGGATTATTAATCCACCATCCTCCAATTTAATTGTTACGTTATCACCTGGGTTTAATCCAAGTTGTTTACAGATTTCCTCTGGTATCTTCATCAGAATATTATCAGGGTCATCTGGTATATCAGTGAAGATATCTTCTACTTTATATACTGTCATTATCTTTATTTGGTATTACTACCCATCCTATTTTTTTAAGATCATTTTTAACTTCTTCAGTAATTATACTTTCACTAACAAATCCATTAACAAATGCAGTGTCTGATCTAAATCCAGAACAATACCAATCAATATAATCACCTTTTTCTTGAATATCTGAAATTATTCCACCGGCATATCGCCAACTGCAACCCCAATATTGTTCTTTAAGAATATCCCAAGTATTATCTGGTTGAATAAATTCATTATTGCATAATGCAGCATATAAATTTTGTGCATATGTATCAGATTTTTTTACTTTGTCAATGATCCATTCAGTTGAACGCAAGTCATATTCTAAATTATTTTTTTGCCATTCTACATCATTTTCTCTTTCAATCTTTTGTTGTTCCAAGCTTAAAATTGAATTAAGATATTCATCTTCATTGGGATCTTTTCCTTCTTCCATTAATTGTTTTATCCTGTTAGTTTTTATAAATGACCCTTTTTCTGGGCTTATAGTTAATATTTTTGTCATATTGATTCATTTATATTATATAGCATTTATAGATAAAGTCAAGAAGCTTTTTAATGCGCCGATAAAATAAATTATTAATAATCCGGCATTCACAAGAACCAAATTAAGTTCTTTAACCCGTATACTCCATATCATATATAAGAATGAACCAGCATTTAACATATATATGTTTAAAGGATATATTTGAAAGCTGGTAAGAAGTGCAGCAACTAATGTTACTGCACATGCAACCCATTTTAATACAATATTAATTTTCATAGTATTCTAAGAAGTTTCTAACCAATTCTAAGCGGGATTGCTCATCTAATAATGTAAATTCTTCAATATTTGATTGAATATGGTCAATTAATGGATAATATTCTTCATCAACTTTTTCTTTTACATTATGTGCCATTAGCTTAGTTGTATTCTTATTACGAGCTACAAACTTTTTAACCAAATAATAAGGACTTTTGATTTTGGCACTTATTCCATCACTTGTATAGAATACAAAACCTTCATGTTTAACAGTTTTAATTGTATTCAATAATTCAGTAATGGTGCAACTAGTTTTTTCAACATCAAAACATCCAAAGTCAATATTGACTGGTCTTTCAATTTTTGAACCATATAATTTAATTCGACACCCAAGAAAATACATTCCTTCGTGTTCTGGAATAATATGTGGATCATTTCTATGAACACATTCAAATATAAAAGTATATTCTGGAAGCATTTTACAAGTTTCACGATATTTTTCTATTGTTGGTTCAATTATTTCACGCGCCATTGTGACAAAATCAGAATCTGTAGTTCCAGTAGTTGATACTAATATATCATCATTATACCAAGTTACAGATACCATAAATCCATTAATTTTACGATATGCATCAACAATAGTATCTGGTTCTAATACAGGCGACTTTGATTCAACCCCATAATTATAAATTTTAGTGAATGGATATGAAACAATGTTGAAATCATCATCAACTAATGTTCCACGGCATTCTTCTAAATATTCATTCCATAAATTGTCATAAAATACTTTTTTCTTGTATTTTAAGACATAAACACCTGGATATGATGATTCTTTCATAGTTACTAAATTTGGATTATCTATTACAAATTGTTTTAATAAATTTCGATCCATTTTATTTCCTATTTGTTGCTAGTTTTACACAATGATTGAATTAGAAATGTAATACCCCACATTTGCAACCAAGAAACTTCACTAAGTAAAGAAAACGCTGGTACTAAGCAGCCATTCCATAATAACATCAATGGATATGACATCACCAAGCTAAGTAGAAATGCGGCTGCTATGATTGATATTATTTTAATAAATGCTACCTCATATAAATTTTTCATTGTTTTTTCCTGTTAATTTAATGATGTTGTTTAATTTGTCCTGACAATGCATCATTAATTGCATCATCGAGAAGTGTTAAAATACTACCAGTTGTATCCATACCAACATTTCGTGCACGGTACTGTTCTAATCCACTTACCTTATCATGTAAATGACCATAGAAATGAACACTACCATAATGCATTTTAGCCCATTCACATATAGGGTAATGAAACATAACAATATCTCTACCATTATATTTTATTTCCAAATATTGGTGTATTTCTTCAAAACAATCACGAAATTGTTGATGTGTTAATAAAATGTGATCGTGATTACCAATTATTAGTATTTTTCGTCCATTTAATCGTGAAATATAGCCAACTGCCTGTGCAACTGATAGAAAAGCAATATCTCCCAACATATATACAAGGTCTTCTGGGTCAACCATGGTATTCCAGTCTACTACCATTGATTCATTCATATGAGTTACGTCATCATATACACGTGTATTAGGACAAAAAGTCATAATTTTCTTATGTCCAAAATGGAAATCACTGCCTATCCAAGTTTTCATCGTTTATGTGTACTCCATTTAGTAACAAATGCATCATATCCACGTTTATTATTAAAATATAAAGTGTTCATATTGTAATTAGATGCAAATAATGGGTTTAGTAGACCATCATATCGTCTTAATTCAGCTGTAAGAAGCATTTTATACATATCATAATTATCTGGATGTTTATTTTCTATATAATTTTGAATATTAATCCAAAATTTTGGTGGTTTTAATTTATCAAATTCTATTATTACACTAGTCATATATGTCCCTAAGCTGGTATTACTGTTACTACAGTGTTTTTTCTATCACTAGAGTATGATCACCACGTTTTACAGTAATATGTTTGTTATTTGAAAACTCCATCATAGTTTTTACGTTATCAGTTAGTATCTCATTCTTAATTTCATTAATATCAATACCTTTAACTCGTTCTAAGTATCGTATTATAGCATGTTCTGACACCATTGGCAACTTATATGTTTCAATTAGCTCATTTAACTTACCTTGAACTTGCAAAATTTTACTTTTACACTTTTCAAGCTCAGCTAAGTTGTTTTCATCTATTAAATCTTGTTTAAGACGTCGTAGTGTAGCCATATGTTGTTTATATTTTTCAATTTTACTGTGTATTTCTTTAATTTTGTTGTTATCCATGTTAATCTCTATGTTATGTGTTAGTAAAATTAAATTATATAACATCAAACTATAAATGTCAATAAATAATTGTATGAATGGACCAGAATATAAACAAATTATTAATAGATTAAAGAGTTCTGCTAAAAAACGTGGGATTGAATTTGATTTGACAACAGAAGTTGTCATTGCGGACTTTGTTTATAAGTTTTATTGAATTTTATATAAATACATTATAAGGTGTTAGTCGCAGATTGCCGTCTCACTAACTCTAATCATTCTTACATTAATTACAGGAACTAATATGACCAGCAATACTATTTATACACCATTTACTTATTGTATTACATTTACAATAACTGGGCAGAAATATTACGGTGTTCGATACGCAAAAAACTGCCACCCATCTCAATTATGGACAACATACTTCACATCTTCATCTATCATTAAAAATTTAATTAATTTGCATGGAACTGATGTATTTTTATACGAAATAAGAAAAACGTTTTTATCTGCCACCGACGCATGTAATTATGAACATAAATTTTTAACAAAAATAAATGCTGCAAAAAATCCAAAATGGTTAAATTTATCAAATAGTGGAGGTAAGTTTCACTGCACTCCAGAAAGTTCAGCAAAATGCGGATTAAAACATAGAGGAAAAACAATGTCAGTTGAAACAAGAGAAAAGATAAGTAACTCATCAAAAGGAAGACAAAATGTAAGAAAGGGGAAACGTGGAATAGTAACAGATGAAGCTAAATTAAAAATTTCCACAGCTTTGAAAGGAATACCAAAACCTGCGAAAACATTATGTTGTCCATATTGTTTATTGGAAGTTGTGGGAGCATCTAATGCTAAAAGATGGCATTTTGAAAATTGTAAAAAAATCCAAATTATATAAAACCGGTCACACTACCAAAACCAATAATTTATTGTCCATTTTGTAGTGCTTCCAGTTCTAATAGATTAAATATGCAACGATGGCATTTTGAAAAATGCACAAATAAGTATTTTGGCTAATCACCTTTGATAGTTTTTAATAAATCGCGCTGTTCTTGCTTATATTGTTCGTATTTGTATTTTATTGGGTTTATTATACACCACAAAATCATATATAAAAATGATATTAATAGTATTGACAGAAGTATACAACCTGCTATGAGTTTACTAGTTTCTTTATCAGTCATCATCATTGAAGGAATAGATATACCAACAAGTGTTAGATATACTGGCCAAAAACTTATATTTTTACGAATATCAGCGATAAGCCATATAATAAAATACCATATTTTCTTAATATTATGTGTCATTTTGTATCCTGATTGTTAGTCAACCATTGTTCAGTATCTTCAATAATAGAAGTATCAATTATACCAGACATTATTGCATTGGCTACAATGTAGCCAATGTCTTTTAATTCTGATTGGGATAATCCATACCCTTGTTCCAACAAAACACCATTAATTCTACCTATGGTTTTGTCAATATAGTTCATACGTCATATCTTGGGTTAGTTATCGTTGACATCATAATGCCATATGGTGTGAAATCACTCATATCAGCAGCTAATAATGCTTTTACAATAGCTGGACTAAATCCAGATACCAATGCAGCACCTGATTTATCAGCAGTTACTGGAACATTATCTGATGCATTGATATTCCAAAATACAACCTTTGGTACAACATATCCAGCAGTAGAATATTTTCGTTCTATCATTTGAATTGCACTATCATCATAGTTTCTGCAACAGTTAAATTGCATGTCTGACATTATCAATAACATTTCTGGCATTTCTGCTTGTGGTATATTTAATTTAACTGCCATTTTCAATATTAAATCAAATGCAGCATGTAAATCAGTGCTCATACCCCAGTGTGATCCTATCATTTGTGAAGCTTTATTAACAATATTGCCTTGAAGTGTTAATAACTCTGGTTTTTCACTAAATGTGATAAATGTATCTTTAAATTTACCAGCATTTTTGTCTGCTAAGTATAATCCCAATGATACCGCAACGTCCATACAAGTAACTGAACTTTTAGAGTTATATCCACCTGCTGGGCAACTCATAGATCCGCTAACATCAACTAATGGTAAAATATTAGCATCGCCGACAAAATTTGGTAATGCATTCCATTGTGCAATGATATGGTCCGTTTCTGCTTTAAATCCGTATCCACCGATACCTTTTAAAACATCATATGGAAATACTGCACCGGCATTTACCTTAACTGATGTATCACCTTTAATTAAAGATTCAACATAGTCAGCAAATTTAGTAGTATGTCTATTAAATGCTTTTTTGTATCGTGAACTAGCCAATGATGGTACATGACTAAAGTTAATATTATCCCAATCATTTGCACACATTTGTGTTTCAACGACTGAAGTTAATGAAACTAAAGTTTTACGATAAAATTTTGGAGACCATCCAAAGAATTTAATTAAGTCTCTGGCGATATTTCGCTTCGATGATTTTTCTCTAGGCATCCATTTTGCAGCTGTGTTTGCATCAAATAGCTGTGATTGTAATTTTTGTTTTAATTCTTCTTTTGCTGTCATGATTGTACCTGTCAGGTTATTTGTTAATATAAAATTGTATTATACAATAGGTGAGAAGAAATGTCAAGCAAAAAAGATAAATAAGTGTAGATCGCGGAATTAGCCGTTCCCATCTACTTTAATACTATGAAGGAGTATCAACATGTCTATTTATCAATCAAAAACAATCCCGTTTACTTATTTAATTGGTTGGACTACCCATAATAAATGGTATTATGGTGTTCGATATGCAAATAATTGTCAACCAGCAGACTTGTGGAATTCTTATTTTACAAGTTCAACAATAGTGAAAGATTTTAGAAAAAATCATGGAGAACCAGATATAATATTGATTAGAAAAACGTTTAAATCTAAACAAGATGCAATTATCTGGGAAGGTAAAATACTTTCTAGATTATGGAAGTTCAGAGATTTTTGGTTAAATAAAAGATTCTCTGCTACCAAATTTATCCCAACTAAAGAATCTATCCAAAAATGTATAGATAGAAAAAACAATCGGTCATTGATTGAGCATCAACAGGTTATATTAAACATTTCAATTGGTGCTAAATGTGGTCATGCAAATATGACCGAAGAAACTAAAAAAATAAGATCTAAAAAAATTTCAGATGCAAATAAAAATCGTTCTAAAGAAATTATACAAAAAATATCTAATTCAGTTCGTAATATTGCAAAAAATAGATCTGATATTGAAAACCAAATAATAGAGGAAAAACGACGTATTACTAGAGAAAAAAACAAATTACTAGGTAAAAAGAGAAAAATTCCCGTAGATATATCATATAGGTGTTGTATATATTGCAAACGCCAATTTGATCCTGGGAATTTTTCTAAACATATTAAAACTTGTCAATGATTTTTTGACATTCTTCTTCCGTAAGAGAATCGATTTTTTTTAATAAACTTTTAGCGTTCAATCCTGCCTCAAGTGTGCTTTTTATTTTAGAGAAAGCCACTTGTTGTAGTTCTGGTTTTTTGAACACCAATAGGTCATCCCATCTTCCTATCTCAACTGTTTTATCAATTAAAGCTTTAGCAGCATCAATATCAATAGTTTCTAAATGTGTTAGAATATCTCTGAACAATTTTCGTTCGCCAGAACCACCACGCACATCACGTGACCATAATGCAACTCGTAACGCTAGTTCTTTATTTTGGTAATATGCATCAGTAAATGCTGGAATTATATCTTTACCACGACTTGCACCTATTTTAAAGAATAATGAAACAACTGCATCACCTGTATCATTATTACATTTCATGCCATTACTAGTGACTGTTTTGTTTGTATTTAATTTTGTAGTCATTTTATTATCTCTCAGGTTAGTGTGTTATTGTTTGCTGTTTCTAAACTATAGATGTATTATAACAGATTTAATTTTTTTGTCAACTTATATTATGCATAAAAATTGTCATATGCTTTATCTAAAACAATTTCAACAATTTCTTTATATTCACGATGTGGTAGGTTATTTAATTCATCGATAAGTTCTTGATTATTCTTAATTGCAAGTAACATCAGTTCTTCATCGATATCAACTGCGTAATCTAGATAATTTGCGACGTCAACAGTTTCTTTTACAAGTTGGTCAATCAATTCTAAAGACATTATAAGGTCCATTAATGTAAGGTGGATGGGGAAACAGGCTAGTGTTTGTTGAGTTTTTATACTGGTTCTTCCTTCCAGTGTGACCGGATATACCAGTCTAACATTATAAGTTGTATGGGTTGCTGTATCTAGCCTAAATGTAATAACAGGTTCCGTTTTTCATTTGCAGTGAAAGTATATGCTGAATGGAACCTAAAAACTGAATAGCTGTTGCCGTCATTTTACTTCTAACAGCAATGAAGTATCTCTGGAGCGATTATTAGTCGCAATATTGTTTGCTGAAACTATTCATTTAAATTTAACTATTAAAAATGGAGCTAAAGATGGGATTCGAACCCACATTAAACGGTTTTGCGGACCGCTACATAGCCGTTCTGTCACTTCAGCGTATAATTTATTCTATGATACCAAGAATTTCACTTTCATGCAATATAAGATAGTCAACGCCATCAATTTTAATATCAATGCCAGTATCTTTTAAATACATTACTCGTTCACCTACTTTAACAGTAGTTGGTATAACATTACCATTTTCATACTGTTTTCCATCACCAACTGCAACAACTTCGCTAGTAATTGTTCTTTCTTTTGAATCAGCAGCAATAATAATTCCAGATGCACTAACTTTAGTATCTACTGTTTTCTTTACTACTACACGATCATATAATACTTGAAAATTCATTATTATTCCTATGCTGTTCTATTGATAATGTGATATCCAAATGATGTTTGGACTGGTTCACTTAACCCGCCAACATCTAAATCAAATGTTGCATTTTCAAATGGTGGTACCATTTGACCACGACCAAATGTACCTAAATTACCACCATTTTGTCCACTTGGACATTTACTATGTGTTCTAGCCAACATTCCAAAATCTGAACCTTCAATAAGTTGTTTATGTAAGATTTCTGCTTCTGAAAGAGATTGAACTAAAATATGTCTTGCTGTTACTTGTGTCATTATTACCTCTTTTAATTTTAACAGGATACGTTTTTTATGGCGGATGCTCTACCAGCTGAGCTAATGTTATTACTAACATATTGGATTTGAACCAATGACCATCTGCTTGTCAAAGTTGTATTGCTGAATGTATCCTAAAATTGGAAGCAGGTGATAGAGTCGAACTATCATCTCTGGGTTATGAGCCCAGAATTCTACCATTAAAATAACCTGCGATTGTTTATATTACCATTTCCACAGTAATTGGTATCCTTCATATAAAAGAAGATTTCTACCTGTTGATTTCATAAATTCTTCAACTAATTGGCCTTTACCAATGCGAGAAGCACCTTGCCCAAAGTTATCATCTACCGCAATTACTGTGGTTTCACCTAAACTACCTATAATAGCAGTTAATTCTTTTAAATGGTGTATACAACTTGGATAAGGGTTATTTCTATCAAAATCAAAACTGTCTAAATATAATAGATCTATTTGTTTACCAGTTTTGTTAAATTCCCATAACCAAGATACACTATCACTTACATGTAAATTGCTTTTATTACTAACTTTGCTTTTAGCAAATTTGATATTAGAAGGATTTATATCAACTGAATGGAATTCTCCACCTTTATCGTTAATATATCTATCAAATATCAAGGTACTCATTCCATCACCAGCAAAGTTATCTTCTTGTCTAGCACATCCAGTTTCAACAATTAATGGATTGTTAATTGTATCCAAGTGTTCAATCATTATTTCAAATGATCGCTGACGTACATAAGTTTTGTTTAACATTTCTTGTAATGTCATATAGCCTTTATAAATTGGAGCGGTCTAGGGGAATCCAACCCCTTTCTATGCCGTGGAAAGGCATGGCACGAGCAATATACCAAGACCGCAATATTTAACAGGATGTGTTTATTTTCGCCAATGAAATTGTTTTAATTGCTGAAAACATCCTAAAACTAATTATACCAGATATATTATCTATTCTGTTTCATCATACATACCAGATGCAATTTGATTGGAAATGTGTATAATTTCGGCTGATATTATCGTTCTGGTAACTTCATTTTGTTCTATTTTATACTGTTTATGTAAATTACTATACCTGTCAATTAGTTCACCCATAAATGTAAGTTTTTGTTTGTCTTTTGGAATATAAATTTGCATGTGGTTCTCATTGTTGTTTATAACAGGATGTGTTTATTTTCGCCAATGAAATTGTTTTAATTGCTGAAAACATCCTAAAATTATTTATTCTGTGTATTATACAGTATTTTTATTTATTTGTCAAGTGTTTTTGATAAATAATTATGGTAATTGAATTACTTCGAATAATTCAAAACCCAGTTCTAGAGGATCTAGGCTGTCCCATAATACATATTTATACTAGAGATGGTTAGCTAGGTATCGGACTCGAACCGATGTAGGTTTCCCGACGGCTTACAAAACCGTTGCAATTGCCACTATGCGAACCTAGCATTATTCTTACTTTACTTTTGCACCACAAACAGTGCAGGTATAACCTTTTTTCTGATCTTCATTACATACTCGCATACCTTTACCATATGTTTCATCTTGAAACTTAGCTGCCGGTGTACCAGTACATCCACATCGTTTAACTTCTGCTGTTGTTGCCATTATAAGCCTCTTTTAGTTAAAATTTTAATACGATTGTTATATTTACTTTTATCTTTAGGTCTACTTGATTTTTCAACCAATTCTTGTAATTTAGCTAATGAAAATCCAAGAAATCTAATTTTACCATTACGAGTTAAATTAGGTGCTTTTCTAGGTCTACTAGATTTACTTTGTATAGACATATTATATCCTATTTAGTTGTTGTTGTCAAGTGGTTTATTACTTTCTTTATCAAATTTAGAAACTAATCTTTCTTCATTATACACATCTAATACTTCTGTGTCAACCTTTTCTTTTTTACCAAAGATTGCATCCCAATTATCAGCATATTTTTTCATATCTGTAGGTCTTTGTCTACTGCCTTTACCAGCCATGTTTTTCCTCTTATTTTTGTATATTATAACATATTAAAATGTTTTGTCAATATTTATTTTTTGATAAATAAAGGGGTAGTTCGCGGAATTGGAGTTCCCAACTACTTTAATACTATCAAGGAGTATCAACATGAATATTTATACTTGTGACATGTGTCACAAGACTTTTCCATCTATACAATCATTATCTGGTCATAAAAGAATGCATGGTCCATCTAATGGGTGCTTAACATTCATCAATCGAAGATTAAAACCAAAAAATATAAAATATTGTTTACATTGTAATAAAGAATTATTAGGTAAACAACCTAAATTTTGTAATCATTCTTGTGCTGCTTCACATAATAATAAAAAACGTATAGTATCAGATATTCAAAAAGAAAAAGTAGCAAAATCTTTAAAATCACGTTCAAGTATTCGTGAAAATTGACATGCATCAGCATAGTCTTTAGTTTCAACTGCGTAATTGAATTTTTTTACAAATTGGTCAATCACCCTTATTTTAGATTCTAACTCAGAAGCATGAACATTAGAAGCAAATAATGCCGTTATAAGTAAAACTTTTTTTCATTTTGTATCCTAGATAAGTTGTGAGTAAGTGTATATTATATATCGTTTTTCAATGGCTGTCAAGTATAATTTGCAATCCAACCATTTGTATCTGTAAAAAACCGTATTGCTGAAAGATCTGGAGTTTCACCAGCATCAAACCAATGTTTCATATTAGCTGGTATACTTATTAGATCACCAGTGTTTACAGTTATTTCATAAATGGTACTGCTATCTTTAATATAAAATGTAGCAGTACCATGAGTTATAAATCTCATTTCAAAATCAGTATGAGTATGTTCTCGAATAAATTCTTTTCTAATTTTGTTATAATTTATAGTTTTATTATTTAAAAATACTACATCATAGTATGGGACAGAATATTCATATTTTATATAATCAATTGTATCCAATGTTGTTGAAGTTGAAAAGGTATTTTTATATAAAACTCCAATTTCGTCTAATTTACAAGTTATGTCTTTAAAATCTGAAACTGTTGTATCTGTTGAATCATTGTATATTCTAAGCATACTATTACTTATCAAAATTTGGCAGCGAGGGAGGGATTTGAACCCCCAAAAACGCGTTTGGAGCACGTCATGATACCATTTCATCACCTGGCTTTAAATTGTTCACATCCTATCAGAATTACATTCACTAGGATTGTGAGAAAAATTAGAACACGGATTCATTGATGAAATCTCCATGTTCACGTACATAAAAACTAATATTGCTAATATTATTAAGCCAAGTTCTTTCATAATATACCCCTTAAATGATGTGTATATTATTATTTAGTCTTTAATATTGGCGGAAGTGGTAGGATTCGAACCCACGGACCCTCTCGGATCGACTGATTTCAAATCAGTTGTCGTAAACCACTTGACTACACTTCCATAATTATTTTGTTCCTCAATAGTATATGTATTACTATGTAATCTATTGTTAAGGTATCTCTATAAGGCTGGGAATACAATAATTGTATTCCCTAGTATACCAAAGGAACAAATTTGTTTATTTATACTGTAATTGTGTAAACAATCTGTCTAGTTTATTACCAGTAATAGTAATTGCAGCTTCAGCTTTTTGTGCAGCTGCTAATGCATTACTAGCAGACGTAAAAGCTTTATCAGCTGATACTTTAGCGGCACTTGCATCAGCAGAAACTGTTGCAGCATCTGATTTAATTGTATCAATCTGACTTTGTAATTTAGTTATATCAGAGTTAGTTGCACATCCTGTAATAGCAACTAATGCTACTAATAAAATACCTGTTAATTTCATTTATTATTTCCTTAAGTTAATTTTTATATTTGTTTAGTTTTAGCTAAACGAATGCGTTTGAATAATTGAATAACAAATTCAGATTCTGAAATTTGTATATCAGTTAGTTCTGGTGTTAATTGTAATGAGTAGCTAACTTCATTATTTTTTAATACCACATTAGTTATATCAATACTTGCAATAGTAAAACATTCTGGTACATTAATACATATATCCATTAATCTCTCAAAGTGTTTATCAGCTTTTTCAAAATATTGTTCAACATATGATTTTAAATATACTGGTGTATCTTTTAATGTTTCAGTTTTATGATTACGATAGTTTCCAACTGAATTTACTACTGTAGTTAATATATCTGTCATTTTTATCTCTATTATAGAATTGGTAGGGGTACTAAGAATCAAACTTAGACCGACAGAATCAAAATCTGTTGTGCTATTCATTACACCATACCCCAATTGTTGTTATATTATATCAATGTTTACTGCTTTTGTCAACTAGTTTTCTTGAACTGTTGAATTATATCTATCATTTTTTGTTAGCGCTATAGGTGGCATACAAGCATATGCAATCATATTTGGTAATTCTTCAATAATAGAATTATCAATACCACCATTTGGTCCACGATTGGTATCGTAGTCATGTAATGGAAAAATATTTTCTATTAAATACTTTGCTATTCTAGGTGTAATACTATAACAAACTAACCCAACTCCCCAATAACATCTAAAGAATTGCGGTATAATATCAGTTTGTTTAGTAATGTTTTCTATATTATGCAATACATATTCATGTTGATAATTTATTTCAGCTAACGCTATACCAGGACTTAATTCTAGTATAATTTTTTGATCTAAATTCATTCCCCAGAATATAAAATCCCAATTTTCAAGTTTATTACTGTATTCTACCACTAATTCATTGAAATTTGGTACTAGATAAGCATCATCTTCCAAAATTGTCATTGGAATGTTTAATTTAACACAGTCTTTCCATAATTCTAGATGTGAAAGTGCAACACCAACTGCACCATCTGTATATCTTTCTGATACTGGCAGTGTAGCCAAAGTATTTTGCACTAATACATCACGAGATACTTGTTGACCATCTATTGCATTAAATCTTTCAAATTTAAACGATGGATTATTCTTTTTAAACAATGTCAGTCGTTCAGGTGTTCTTAATAAATTGATTACTTTAAATTTCATATCAGTATTATATAGTATTTTTTACTATATGTCAAATCACTTTGCAAATCTTTTTGAAGTCAATAATTCAGACAATTCATGGTCAAAACTACCATAATCGCTTCTTCTAGTTCCATATATAGATACTGGAACAATTATACCAACACATGTTAGTGTATCTTCTAATGATTCCTCTCTAAAATACGACCAAGGATATGGATTACTGCCATGATCAAACAATTTTAGTATATTAGTCATTTGTTGACTAGTACCACCGTTCAAAACAAATGTAGTTTTATGGTTTACTGCCCAATCGTGAAGCATATGGTTATTAGTGTAATTATTGTTTATTTCTTGTAAACAATGTAATGCTTGTATACCATTTTGTATTGAACTCAAGTACATATTCGTTAAAAAGTATGCCCTCATTTCATTTTTTCCAAATTATCAAATCGTAAATAGTTGTCAATAGCTGATGATAGCTTTGCCAACGTTTTTTTTGTTTCATTAAAGTCTAATCTGACTTTATTCATTCTTGCAGGAGCAAGTAATTTATTATATTTTTCCATCCAAAATTCGATGGGTTCTAAATCCGTTAATTTATCTTTCATTATAATTCTCCTATAAATTGGTACCTCCTCTCAGATTCGAACTGAGACTAAACGGATTCTAAGTCCACTTCCTCTACCAAGTTGGGATAAGGAGGCATTAAAATTGGTACCCGATGGTGGTATCGATCCACCGTTTTAGTCTTATCAGGACTATGTTCTACCTTTGAACTAATCGGGTGTAAGTTTGGAGGTAATAGAAAGAGTTGAACTTTCACTTTACGCCGTATGAAAGATTCCTCTTACTCTTAAAGTATCTGACTAAATGTAAATCTATCTTCTTTTATTGCTTTAATTTCTTTATCTTTTAAAATAATTAAGTTATCAACACTTTTCCATTTTTGCGTATCTCTTTCAGTTTCATATCCTTTGACCTCAATATAAATATCTAACTCTTCTAAGTAAAAGTCCGGGAAATACTTGTGTACTCCTCCGTTCCATTCATAATCAAAATATCTTACCCGTTTTGTCCACTTGATATGTTGTTTATCTAACCATATCGCAACGATGAGTTCCCAACTACTATGCATCCACTCGTCTTTGTATAGAGATTTTTTAGCTCTACCGCAAAAATTCTTATATGAATAAGATTCAGGATGATTTTCTATATTCTTCTGTGCTTGAATCTTCATATGCAAAGACCACTCTGCTCGTTTTTCAGCAGTCCAATATAAATCTGATTTAACTTTTTGTTTAGTTAAAGATTCTTTGCTACGAGGTTGGGCTGTACCTTTGATATACTGATTTGATTTTTTTCTTTTACTTTGAAACTCTTTACTCTCAAACGGACTTTTTTGTCTGTCAGGGTTTTTCTTACACAATCTTTCATGGTTAATCAATGAATTATTGTTCTTACATTCTTTATTACAAAATTTACATATTAACATTTGGTAGTGCATCTCCTTCTAGTATTTATGTTTTTTTGAAAAAAGCACTACCATTATGCTATATTACCATATATTAAAACACACTGGCTTGGAATTTCAGCAAATCATGTTATATTTTCAATGTGTTTTAATATATGGTGGAACCGATGGGGCATGATCCCATAACCTATCGCTTAAAAGGCGATTGCTCTATCCAATTGAGCTACGGTTCCAATAGTTTGTCAGTTTCTTTATTTTGTTTTCGTTTCATAATTGTTTCCTAAATTAAAATTGGTGCTACTATTATGCTATCATAATGCCTATTTTCGGGAATACTGGATTCAAACCAGTGGCTTCACCGCCCCAAACGGTGCACTCTATCAGACTGAGTTAATTCCCGAAAATAGGCATTAAATTGGAGTCCCTAACGGGATTTGAACCCGTGTTATTGGAGTGAAAATCCAATATCCTAACCGCTAGACGATAGGGACAAAACTTAAGAATGAAGTAATTCGCATTCACGCCGCTTAGGTATCAACAAATTACTTCATAATTTAAAAAATTGTGTAAAGTTGCTGGCGTTCCAACATTCTATTGCAAACGTTCCTGGTGATCAATTCCAGTATGTAAGCTTACCTTCGTCAATCTTATTACAATCACCGCCTCAGGTGTACCTGATATTTTATTGGGCATTAATTGTACATAATTGACTTACAGTCATAGACATGTATCCAGCTTTTACCATCCCACGACACTTTACTTTGCCGTATTGAACTATTAAGTTCAAGTTCTATTATACTTACAATAAAATTATTGTCAAGTATTAATTTGGCGCCTCGTAGGGGAATCGAACCCCTTTATCTCAGTAGACAGCCGAGCAGAATAACCAATATCTGAACGAAGCAATAATTTACAGGATGCACTTTTGCCTTTTATGAGAAGAAAGTGATTGCTGTAGGCATCCTAAAATTTGGTGGGTTCCTGGCGACTTGCACACCCTGTCCTAATACTACCCCACCGTTTTTTAGACGGATGATTTACAGTCATCTGGCGGGAAAGGAACCCAATTTTTATAACACTCTCCTGCTATGCATTTTAACTGATTCGTAGTCAGTGAAGAATGTATATTAAAACATACTATAACGGACTTGAACCGTCCACTCAGAGTGCTATGCATTGAGCTGTTCTCCCAACAAGGCATATTATTAGCCTTAAGTATGTTTTAATATTGAACCACACATTACTATGACACTAGCCACATTATTGCATATCTCGACTACAATAACAGGGGATGTTAATTCATCCTTTCATAATATATGGTTTAATATTACTATCCCATCGATAGTATGTCTATTGATATTATCTCCAGAACCCCCTGTTTTTTAAACGTTTATAGTGTGTTTTGGGTTCATCAGGTGTACCATTTTATATCACTGTTTGTGTGTTTGTCAACTACTTTTTTAAGGAGTCTAAAAACCAGAAAACCCTGAGAGTTTTCACTTTCAGGGTTCTTTGAACAACTAACTTAAACTTTATAAATTATGTCTTCAAAGAACCCTTACGATACTCCGGTGCACTATTAAGATCAATAGATAAACCAAACCATACAGGCGAACAAATGCCCATAGTTGTATAAGGTTTTAGCTGTTGATGTAATTGTGTTTTCATTGTATCAAAATTCCTTTTATAAACAGTTGACCCCAACTGTTGATATGTATTATACTCTTATTTATACTTTGTGTCAAGCACTATTTTAAAAAAGTTTAGCTATCTTTTAGATAGTATTTTTATTTAGTAAATACGCAAAAAAGATAGCTATAATAGGTGTATTTTACACTATTTCTTAAATAATTATAGTTTTTTATACAAAGCCAATAGTTCTTTGGCTTTTATTCGGTTATTACCCTTAGATGAAATAGATCTTTGAACATCAAATTCAAAGATCATAGCTTCGGAGTAATTCTCTAAAGTCCAATCAGTACTATGATTTGATATTAATACGGGAACATCTTGTTCGCGTAGTGATATTGCCAAATCTCGTAACTCTTCTTGGTCTTGTATGTTAAACCCACCAACCGTATACGATGTAAAGTATGCAGTATCAGTAAGTGGCACATATGGTGGGTCACAATAGTAAACATCACCATAAACAGGATTTTTCATGGTAACTCTAAAATCTGCATTAATAAATGTTGCTGTTTTAGATTTTTCATAAAATGCCTTCATTTCATTTTCTGGAAAATATGGTTTATCATATTTACCAAATGGAACATTAAATCCACCTTTTTTATTGTATCTGCATAATCCATTAAAACAATGTCTATTAAGATAAAGAAACAATGCAGATTTTAAACGTATATCCAATGTGGTATTAAACACCACTCTATTTTTTAAATATTCATCTTGTGTATTATTAGATGATATAAAGAAAGTTTTACAATAATCTATAAATTGTTGACCTTCTGTTTGTAGATGTTTATATAGATTTATAATATCATTGTTGGTATCTGCTAACAGATAATCATCAAATTCAGTATTCATAAATACTGCACCAGATCCAACAAAAGGTTCTACTAATCTATTTCCAGATGGTAGTACCGTATTAATTTTTTCACATAAACGAGTTTTTCCACCAGCCCATTTTAAAAATGGTTTTTGCATATAGTATCCTTAATATGTTTCTATTATTAATATTATATATTAATTTTTGATATATGTCAATATATTATAGTGTTGTTATTAAATCTATATAACTAGTAGTTAAATCATTTACTATTTTTGTACTCCACATATCAGAATCTTGTTCGGTAACTCTAAAATGATAATTCTCAGGTGGTATAAACATCTTATTAGTATTGTCAAATCTACCACTGTTAATGGTATCAACCCATATTATTATATTTGGGTTTATTTCATCTCTAAATTCTGGCAACGGTGCCACCATATCTATTATAATATATCCAGTAAGATGTTTATCAGCACATTCTTTCATTCGTTTAGCTTGTCGTAATCTTCCTTCATATGAAAAATCCCAATCATCTAATTTTTGTCTAAGAAAGTCAGCATTATACCAATTTACTGTATATCCTATATTTGTAAGTTTGTTTGTTATTTGTTCTGCTAGTGTAGTTTTTCCTGTGCCGGGTAAACCACATACCAATATTACTTTTTTCATATTATTTCATAGAAATTATCTTTTGTACAGAAAAATAAGGTTTAATAATATTCATAAAAGATTTAAAGTCATGAATACCACCTACTAATCCAGGTGCAGGACTATTATCACCAAAAGTATAAAAATACCAAGAATCAGAATGTTCACTTACATATAACGATCCATTTTTAGATTTCTTTACATGAGTTTTAAAGAATTTCTTTAATTCATCAGGTATATGTCTACCATTATACCCACCAATATGAATATTAATAGGTTTTTCTCTAAATTTATTTTCTATAATTTGATTTATTTTCATAATATTACTCTTAATAATGTATTTATTATAATAAGTAGAACTAAAGTTCTCCAGTGGTTCACTTACGTTCACCACTATTATCTATCAATAATATTATAATTATTATCTTTTAATACTATTCATCTAGATTACGATTTACGGATTTTTGCCCCCAAAATGGGAGCAAAATACATAATTTCATCTGAGTTGACTTCATTACCTAGCGTTACACTAATTACAGAGGCGGTTGGCCAGTACCTCGAAGTGCGTCTTTTGTTTCTATGTTCCAACGGTGGTATTAGGAAAACACGCTAGTCGCATTCCTAATACGTCTGGGAATTACCCAGTCTTTTAGCCTTGTTTTTTTTATTCAAATTACCGAAATTGGTTTTACTTAAGGCGTATCCAATCATCATCCACAACACGAGGTGTGGGTAGTCAGTAAAGTCGCTGCTTTTGCTCAGCTGTTTCCCTCCATGCGAAGAACATTCCATTTCCTGGGGCACCCATTAATCTACCGGTGCGAGTATTTCAAAAGTGTTTGCCTATGGAGCCTAATGATTGCCTAAGATTTGCCTAAGATGGTATTATACTCTTAAATGATGATCATGTCAAGATAAATTTTAAGAATAAAAAACCCAAGTTATACTTGGGTATAAGAAGGGTAGTAGGGATTGCTCCCTACTAGGTATTTTTGATTATAAGGTATTTCCTACCCCAGAATTGACTGGTTATTAAGCAGCCATAGCATCTTCGAAGATGCCATCTACAGTGTAGAATTCAAATTTAGAAGCTTTTGCATCTATATGTTTTGCTTGATTTACGGTCATCGCCTACCGTGTTGCCGTCTCCACTATCTCACCAAGTCGAATCCAAGTCATCCCCATCATAAGCGCACTATACTTATCCTTATAACTGCCTTCAATTAAAGAGTGGTAGCTCTGATGATATAAGTAATGCGTTTATGGTGGAGATGTGGGGCACCGACTCCCCAGTGTTTGATGCCTTCATTTTGAAGGATACTCTCATAAAGAGCTTTTAACAACAATAATAAACCCACACACGTTTCTTAAGTCTCAATATGCTATGGGCATATCGTATGGATTTATTATTGTTGTAAAAATTCAACCACAACACGTATCCCTAGAAGATTATGCTACATAATTGTTGTGGTTCTTTTTACAAGCAATCAATTGATACAATTGACTTGAATTTAAAAAACTTTACTAATTGTTCCATTTATACTTATATAAGTAAGTATCCAATCTTCCATTTGGTTTTAAGAATTTTGGATTTCCTACCCGTATTGGTGTATATTCAATTGTGCGAACTACTATATCATACACTGTGATACTGCCAAGCAATTCTACGTTAACTTCATCTAGAAACCAGCATTCTTTAGTTACCTCAGCATCAAATACAAGGTTTTTACCAACAATAGTTTTATTGGAAACAATTTGTTTGCTATCAATAATTACTGGGGAATATACATATAATATTACTTCCCCATTGATAAAATCATCTTTGGATAATTGTAAACCAAGAATACAACCATCTATTGCTGGTGCGAATGATACTCGTTTAATAGTATCATCTTCAAATGCATTCTTTCTACTTGCTACTTTAGAAGGCACTCTTGGTGTCAGTTTTTTTATATCATCAGATTTACTTAAATGATATAATGTTTCAATTTCTTTTATATGCATGTTGTATTTATAAGAACATACTAACTACCGCATTTCACGGGGTAGATTTATGGACTACTCGTCATTAGTATGTTTAACTATTATACCATAATAAATCAGTTTGTCAACCTTTATTTATTATCTTTTCACTCTAGCTTTAGTTCTTGGTTTACCAGTTACTTTATTATTTCTGCTTCTAGCCATTATTTAAAACCCATAAATTTTAAGAGTGTTTAGTATACCATATTTACGTGTGATGTCAATACTAGTGGATAAATATTTTTATGAAAATTAAATCAAGATTAGATAATACTGAAATTTGTATAGAAATGAAAGAAGGTAGTAGGTATGGAATAATGTTAAGTGGTGGCATAGACAGTGCAGTTCTTTTATATCTTCTTCTGCTAGAATGTGAGGAGACTAATATAACACCAACTATAACACTTTTCACAATACCAAAACATGATGGGTCATTAACATATATAAATGGAATTGTACAATATATGAATAACCGATTTAATATAACATTACCGGACACTATAACAGTTGGAAATCCGGATGCGCATCACACTAAACAGAGTACAACTGCATACTTTGATATTAAGATAAAATATCCAGAAATAGAATACATTTTTTTTGGTACAAATAAAATTCCTCCTACTACCGTTGCAGGTTTGGCACCTGTGAGAGTTAATGCAAATACAGAAATGGTAATAGCTCCATTTTTTGATTTGTATAAAACACATATTATTGACCTATTATTTCAGTATGAAATGGAAGGGTTACTAAAACTAACTCATACGTGCACTGAGCAAGTTATTGGACGATGTAATAAATGCTGGCAATGTGGTGAACGTGCATGGGCATTTAATATTATGGGTAGAAAAGATACTGGTATTAACTGATAAATACTCCTAATAATGGAGCAAACGCGGTGCCTAATTTTGATTTTTTCAGTCTAGTACAACAATGTGGGTTCCCAATTGCACTTGCTGTAGTTTGCGGTTGGTTTATCATGCAAGCAATCTCATTGGTTCTTGGTTCTGTTGTAAAATCAATTAAAAAAATCATAGGTCTTATAAAGTCAATGGATGGAAGAGTCCGTCAAATGAATGTTGATGTATTAGATTTAGATAAATTGGTTTCAGCATCGTTGGATGTGGATGCACTTCCAATGAAAGTTCATCATGAAGTAGCAGCGATAATGAATAATAATGGTGAAAAACCACCTGCACATCCTGCACCTAAAAAAACAATAATGGAAAAGATTAAAGACAGCGTTGATAATGTAGTAGAGAACAACGTTGATAAAATTATTGATAAAGTAGAGAAAGTTACGAAATGAATATTAGAGAAATTATTTGTGAATCGGAAGAACCAGAGATATCAAAACGTGAACTAATACTACGTAAACGGCAACGCGTTAGAGATTTCATCAACACAATGAATAGTAGATATCCAGAAACGCATCCAATGTTCGGACCAGATAAGCATTTGAAAATAATTAGTTCAAATGATTTTGTTCAATTTACATTGCAGCCGGACGATGCTGAAAATAGTGTTGAAATAAGTTGGATATCCGCACATCCTCAAAGAAAAGGATATGCAAGTGCTTTCATTAAAGAAATGCAGGATTTGGCAACTGACTATAAGGTAGATTTGACGTTGACTGCATGGGCAAATGGTCGGGTTGAACAAAAAAATCTTATTAAAATTTACGAAAAATCTGGTTTTAAAATGATCCCAAACACCAACAAGTTAAAATGGAAAAATCCGGAAACAGAAATATGAGCCCAGAATATATTAAATTCTTTTCAGATGTTATTATCCCTATCCTAGCAAGTTGTGCAGGTGGGGCATTTATCTTTACAGCATTAAAATTTGTATTAGGTGATATTATTGCATCTGTTAAAACATTAGCTTCAATTGTAATGGCATTAGAGAACCGAGTTAAAACCTGTTCTCATGAATTGATTAAAATTGACGTTACCATATCATCAGTGTTAGGATTAAGACCAGATTTAGATAGAATATCAAGAAGTGACGGAAAACTTGATGCTAGACGCGACTAATTTTTGATAAATAATCATAGGTCGCGGAATTGGAGTTCCCACCTATTCTAAACATTTTAACAATAATCGGGAGACTAGTATGTTCAGTAATACTATTTATACATTACCGTATTTCTATATTATAGAACATAAAAAAACAAAAATCAAATATGCAGGGGCGCGATGGGCTAAAGGCTGTCATCCATCCGAATTTATGACTATAGGTGGGTATACAACATCATCTAAAATGATTAATGAGATAATACAGAAGGACGGGATTGATATTTTTGAAATACTGGAAATTATAACTATAGATGAATTACAAATGCCGTTCGGAACCAACTCTATTTTTGTATATGAATCGTGGTTCTTAACATTTCATAACTGTGCAACATCGAGTAACTGGTATAACTGTCATAATAACATGGGCATGGCTTTCGGTACTAACTCATTTTATAGTAGTTCTAAACAATCGTGTTTAAGAAAATATGGTGTTGATAATGTTTTTAAATCTGTTGACATACAAGAAAAAATAAAAGAAACCCATATGAACAATTTAGGAGTCGAATACCCTATGCAATCGGATCTAGTAAAGAATAAATCGAAAGTTTCTTGTAAAGAAAAGTATGGGTATGAATTTACAGCGCAGGTACCACATATTCGTAAAAAACAACTACAAACTAGGTTGATGAATAATGATAGTAATTATTTCTCACAACAATCATTAGATAAACGAACAGCCACTTCAATTAAAAAATATGGGGTTGACAATCCTATGAAATCATCTAATATAAAGCAAAAAGTTAAAAAAACTAAATTTGCGTTATACGGCGATGAAAATTACAATAATATGCAAAAAAATAGGCAAACTAAACAGGAAAAATATGGCGATGAAAATTACAATAATTATGCCAAAAATAGAAAGACCTGTTTAGAAAAATACGGGGTGGATAATGCATCGAAGTCGGACATAGTAAAGAAAAAAATATGCAATACTATTATGGAAAGACATGGCGTTAATTATATATCTGAAATTATATTAATTTGTCCATATTGTGGTAAAAGTGGTAGTAAACCTCCCATGACGAGATGGCATTTTGATAACTGCAAATTTAAGGACTTATAATGGACATAACACAACTAGCAGAACTCATTAATAAGTACGGATTTCCAATCATATCTAGTTTTTATATGCTCAGGATGGTAAAGTATGTTTGGTCATTTACCATAGATGAAATTAATCCAGTATTGGGGGAAGCATCTAAAGAATTGATTGCATTAATAGATCGTATACGATTATTGGATAATGATCTTTTGCGATTAACTGCAAAACTAAATACAGTATTGCAGATCAGAGAAAATGCTCAAAAACAAAAGGAACTAGAATGAAATTTTTATTTACTGATTCACATTCTGGAAAACTAAGTAGTTCAAAAATATGGACACATATTTCATATAGTGTTGCAACCTATGTAGTGATTAAAAGTGTAAATGATGCTACAAATTGGGAGATGTTGCTTGTATATATGGCAGTTGTAGGTGGCAGTGAAATTGCTAAAAAGATATTAACAGTTGCTTATCAAGGTAAAGAAGAAAAGAAGGAAGATTAATATATGAGAATAAGTGAATTAATTAGTGAAGATTGGCAAAAAGTCAATAAACAAGATAAAACCGACGGAATGAGTAAAAAGGCCGTTAGTACATATCGTAAAGAACATCCTGGAAGCAAACTAAAAACTGCTGTTACAAAAAAACCTAGTGAATTAAAGAAAGGTAGTAAAGACTCTAATAGACGAAAAAGTTTTTGTGCAAGGTCAAACGGACAAAAGAATATGCATCACATTGATTGTTCAAAAACACCCGATAAACCAATCTGTAAAGCACGTAGTCGATGGAACTGTGAATGAAGATTAAAGAAATTTTAGAAGTAACTATGAATAGTAAAACAGGTGCTGGTGCTGTAAGCAATAATGATGAAGTAGATTACTTTGGAATTCGTGTAAAAATGAAACCATCAACATTTTTAAAGTTAGCAGAAGAAATGCCAGTAGATTCAGAAGTAAAACAACAAATTTTAAAATTAGCACAGTATATAAAAGATGGCGGGGAAATTGGTCAACCATTTTTTGGTATACATATTCCAGAAAAATGGCATTCTGGAGACTTTACAGAACCTGCTGAAATTACAAATCATGAAGGACGACATCGCATGGAAGCAATTATATTAGCGGAAGGTGATAACCCTGTTGAAGTGCATTTATTTCCACAATATTATAGAAATAGACATATAACACTTGAATGGATTAAACGACTTAATAAAAGTATTATTAGCGAGACTGGACAATTGATATCAGGCCCATTGTTTACAATTTAAGAATTGCCCTTAGGACCGTAACATTTGTTACGTGGCATAGGTGTCTACCACCTTTAGAACATTGATTCGCTACCAGTATTCTATAAAGGGTAGAATTAATTTGAGAAATATAATGAAAATATATGAAATAATATTTGAAGATGAATTGTTAGATGAAGATGGGATTCCATCATTAAAGGATGTATTAAGAGAATTAAAACGTCAAGGATGGACTAAAAGAGAAGGTGGTTCACATGAAAAATGGTTCCCACCTGAAGGGTTTATATTACCAAATAACAGACCTTTTATACCAATTCCTAGATCTCATTGTAATCCACATACTCTTAGGGATATTATAAAAATAGCCAAATTATGATTTTTAATATCTATTTTGCCAAATAAAAAACCAATCTTTTAATGATTTATAAATCATTTCTGGGACTATTACAAATAGACTAAGTACTGCTACTAATAGTAATATAAACATAATTCCTATTGTAGCAATTATTCCGCAAATCGATGATATAAAACTTCTGTTTCTAAATGCCATTTTGAATCCTTTATTTTGTTGTTGCTCGAAGAATTCCATCCCAGTCTTTGGGAAATGAGATATCTTCACCATATGTTTCTATTCGTTTAATCATCATATCATAATAGTAGTCAAGTGCACCATTAAAAGAACCTTTTAATTCGAGGCATTCAACTGTTGCTAGCCACCATTGTTGTGATTGATAATAATTAAACATTTTATTGTGTTTTAATCGATGTGCGTGTGAACTATTATTTGGTAATATTGTATAGATATCTAACCCAATAGTTTTTCCTTTAACTGCTATATCATCCAGTTTAATAACAAAATAATCATTCTCTACAAGTTTAGCAGTTGTGGGGCCAATTATTAATAATACACCATAACCTTTGGTTTGTCCTTCTAATCTAGCAGCAGTTGATACTGAATCACCAAGTACATCATACCCAAACCTTGCTTTAGACCCAATATTTCCGATTAATGTTGGTCCAGTATTAACACCAGCTCCCATACCAATTTTGGGTTTACCTTGTCGTACTAATTGCTCATTAAATTTGTCAACGGCTTCGATCATTTCTAAAGCAGTTCTTACCGCATTCTTAGCGTGGTATTTATCATCTAATGGTGCCCCATGTACATGTAAACTGGCATCACCTATGAATTTTATTAAACACCCATCATTCTTTAATACTGGGTCTGAAATAGCAGTCATATAGTCATTCATGATTTTAGTTAACCCTTCTACATCTTCCCCATATGATTCCCCAAGAGTTGTAAACCCTCTTAGGTCTGTCATCACTATAGACAGCTCTTTCTTTTCGCCACCAAGTTTAATTAACTCTGGATTCTTCTGAAGTCTTTCAACCATTACAGGTGACACATAACTTCCAAATTGTTTCTTGATTTGTTGTTTTTGTAAAAATTCATTTACAAATTTAATTCCATATGCATGTAAAGCAACCAAAATAATACCGCTAACTAGTGCAGTGATATCTAAAAGATACAGATATTCTGTAAAAGCAAACCTACTTCCAATAACAATACACATTATGATAATGAAAGTGCTTGCTAACCCAACATATACCCATCTTGTTAAAATTAGTAAAAGTAAACATGAAAATAGTAGAATCCCTTCTTCAGCGGTATCTGCCCAAAACGGTCGTTGGATATTCACGTTATTCATCATTGTACTAATTACCGTTGCTTGCATATCTTGCGGCCAAACACTACCAATACTTGTAGGAACTGGGTTACCTAGTCCAGCAGCACTTGTACCCACGATTACTATAGCACCATCAAAATCATCAGGTAAATGTTCTAAACTAAGTGATTTATGTTGTTGACTCCAATCTATCCATATACGTCCTAAGTTATCTGTGCTTATAGTACCAAACTCAGGAATACGCATTTTATCAACACCAAATTCATTCAATTTTACTTGAAATGTTGATACACCTGATGCAACTCTAAGTGCTTCAATTGCAATACTAGGATACAGTTTTTCATTTACTGATACAACTAGCGGCATACGTCTATTAACACCATCAATTTCTGGTAATGTATTTGTTGTTCCTACACCAGCAGCATTCATTTCTAATGATTCTATATTTGCAATCAATCCAGGATATTGCACAATTCTATCTAAGTATTCTGAACCAATAACTACACTTCCTGGTGTTTTTGGTAAATTTTTAAATTGCTGAGACGGAACATTGCTTAACACAACAGGAAATTCTGATAAGTATTTTGCAAGTTGGGAATCTTGTCCACTACGATCCTTATCTGGCATAAGAACATTCCAAACAACTAGACCTGCATTTTTAGAATATAAATCATTAATAATTTTTGCATACTCACCACGTGGGAATGGCCATTGACCATATTTGTTTAATGATTCTTCATCAATATTTACAGTAACAACACTATTTTCGGTTGGGTGTTTATTTGCTATTAATGTGTCAAAATATCTTAATCTAATTGATTCTACAAATGTCGGGTCTGATATTCTTATAACTAAGATTATTGCTAGTGTAATTAACGCTGTCCACACACTTGTTGCTATTTTTCTAAGGATCTGTTTGGTCATTGATGGTATGTCCTAGTGTTGTTGCTCCAGCAATTTCTGCTGCTGTAAAATGTTTGCATTTATCACCAATTTTGTAATCACAGATTGGTTTTTTTGGAGATGGTCTAATAAGTTTTAACTCATTAATTGGTGCTGCTATATGTTGAGTTGCACAACCTGACAGAATTATTAATGAAAATAATATTATTTTTCTCATGTGTATTTATTTTGTTTGCATATCTATTAGATTATCTTTAAAAATCTTCCAACAATTGTCCCAAGTCCATTTACTACTTGCATTATACACAATATCTCTATCTAAAGTTAAACATGATTCAACACTAAATGATAGATCATCAGACATATGTCCAGTAACATTCTGTTCTAAAATATCAATAGGACCTGGAACAGGATATGCAGCAACTGGCGTTCCTACACTCAAACTTTCAATGATAACTATACCAAACGTATCAGTTCTACTAGTAAACACAAAGACATCTGATTTAGCAAAATATTTTGCTAAATCACTTCCAGTTTTTGAGCCAACAAACCATACATTTTTATATTTCTTTTTTAGCTCTTCTAGGTATGGGCCATCACCAACTACTATTTTAGACACGTTTTTATAGTTTGGTAATACTAACTGACAGAAATCATCTAGACCTTTTTCTTTACTTACACGACCAACACTTAATAGTATTATTTCTTTATCTGAAAACTTTTTATTTTCATCACGTTTAAAAATAGTTCGATCAACACCACGTGTCCATGGTATGATATCACCATTAAACCCATGTGCTTTTAAATCATCGACCATTGTTTTAGTAGTTGTTAGCACTTTACCAGAATGCTTATGAAACCATCTTACATAAGAATATGTAATATTTTCTGGAATATTATATAACTTTTTTAGAAATTCTGGAAATTTTGTATGATATGCTGATGAAAAATTTATATTATGTTTCTTGCACCAAAAAAGAACGGCTAATCCAAGTGGTCCTTCTGTCGCAATATGAATATAATCTGGGTTAATTGCTTTGATTTTTTTATCAATCTGCCACGGAATACTTATTTTTACTTCTGGGTATCCAAATGCTGGAAAATTGAAGAACATATCTGGAAAGATATATTTTACAATATATCCATTTGTTAGTGCGTGTTTTTCTATATTTTTATAAGTAGTAACTACACCGTTGATCTGGTTATGTGAATTATCTGTGACTATCAATATTGTTTTTTTCATACTATTTCTTTAAGCAAACATATAGTTCGTTATCCCTGTGATCTTTTGATTTTTGTAATTGTTCCATTGCTACCTTGCATGAATCTTGAGAACTAAATTCACCGATTGGTTGCCAAAATAGACTAGTACCCAATGCTGCAACTGCTTGTAATGCTACTAAAATATACATAAGTTATTCCTTTATATTATTATAATGGTGTAATATACGGCCATATATCATGTTATTCTTGAATTGAAGTCCAGTATATTATTTCAAATGACCCATCATGATTTTCAACTAATGCAGATAACGATTCAACCCAATCTCCATCATTCATGATTATAATACCATCTATATCTTTTATAACAGGGGTGTGTGTATGCCCTGCTATGACACCATCAAACCCTCGTTTTTTACAATAGTTTGCCAATGTTACTTCAAACTGAAACAAAAAGTCAACCGCTGATTTAACTTTGTGTTTAAGGTATTTACTTAAACTCCAATAACCAAATCCTAATTTATGTCTAATCCAATTAAATTTGTTGTTAACCGCTAATATTAAATCATAACCTTTATCACCTAAAAATCCAAGCCATGGTGCAATTTTACTAATCCCATCAAATAGATCGCCGTGAGTAACAAGATATCTTTTACCATCTACCCCAATATGTTCTGCTTGATTATGAATTGAAATTTTACCAAATGAAATGCCAAGACCAATCATTGGACGTAGAAATTCATCGTGATTTCCAGCTACATAGATTACTTTTGTACCATGCTTTGCAATACCTAGTATTCTACGAACCACATTGGAATGACTTTGCTTCCACTTGAGTTTATTTTGTTGAATCTTCCATCCATCTATGATATCTCCTATTAGGTATAGGGTCTCACAAGAATTATGTTTTAGAAAATTATTTAGTTGATCTGCTTTGCAATCACGAGTTCCAAGATGAACGTCGCTAATAAAAATAGTGCGATATGTTTTATTCATAAAGTATTTATCGCACTATTTTTAAAAATATATTAAATTTATGTTACAGTTTTACGATTGTCCAACGGGCTGAAAATGGTTTATTTTTTTCTTTATGTTTTAATATTTTTTTATATTCTTCTATTCTTAATGAATATAATTTTTCATTATCACCAGTTAGACAAGCATTTAAAACTTCTTTTACAAGTTTCTTTTGTTTCATGCTATTCTCCAGTAGACTAGTATTTAGTTTAATTTGCTTTCTATAAAAGAAACAATAGCACCTGCAACATCGGTATTACAATATTTTTCAAAACCACTAAATCCTGGGTTTGAGTTGGCTTCACATACTCTAAATCCTCGTGAATCAAACAGTAAATCTATACCTGCTATATCTAATTTTAGTATATTAGCAGCATTTACAGCTATTTCAGCTATTTCTGGGGTTATTTCAAATGATTCACCAGTTCCACCATTTGTAATGTTAGCACGGAAATCTCCATCAGGTGCAGTTCTTTTCATAGCACCTAGAACTTTCCCACCTATGACCAATACTCTTAAGTCTTCACCAGGTCTTTCACCAATATACTCTTGTGCTATTAATACCTTTGTATTATATACAATATTGACAAAATCTACAAATCTTCGATAATCTTCTGTGGTATTACATAAATGAACACCTTCACCAAAACTTCCAACTACTACTTTTATAATACATGGAAATCCAATATGTTCATTTACAAGATCATTTGTTATTGGGTGTTTTACTATTATTGTTGTAGGAACCGCAATACCGGCTTTACTTAATATTTCACCTGAATGAAATTTATCTTGAACTATGTTAATACTATCACTTGAATTAAAACATGGTATATTAGATAGTTCAAAATATCTTACAACTGATAGATCTTTTCTGCCGATACCAGCACCTACCCTTACTAGAATTGCTTTTGGTAATTCAAGTTTTTCACCATCATAGTAAATACCATCGTTAATTATGATATCAATTTTTTCAAAATAACAAACTTTAGCGACAATTTCTTTCTCTTCAAACTTTTCGATTAGCTTTGTTGTTTCATATTCGTGTTTACTTTGTTTAGCTAAAATTATAACTGACATAAATTCCTTTATATAATGATAATTGTTAACGGGTATTGATATAGCAGGTTACTTCAAACCCTAATCTAATATCATTGTATGTAGGTGTACTCCAAATCATAATAATTCTCCTAAATTATCTAAGTACGGTATTTATCAAAATTAATATTACAGAAAAATTACTGTCCTTGTTGTACAGAAATTTTAGGACATCCACCGGTTGTAGCACAGTTGAAGTTTATTGAATATGATTGTTGTAAAGATCCAGCTTGATTTAGACTTAAATCTACTGGTAAACCTGACAACGTGACATTTGCCATATGATTACCAGAGCCTTGTTGTGTGATATCAACATTTTTATTACCACCACTTAATGTGGTTTCTATATACTGATTGCCATTACCCGATTGATTTGTAATTAATGATGAATTATTACCTATTATATTAGCAGAAACTTGTTTACTTCCACCTTCATTTGATTGTGTCAATGATGCGGTATTTGAGTTTCCTATTATATTTAATGTTGCGTAGTTGGTAGAGGTACTATTGGATGATGATTGTGTAATGTTTACGGAATTACTGTTACCATTGCCATAATAATTTGCGTAGTTATTTTTAGTACCTGTTTGATTTACGGTTATTGTATTTGCAGACCCAATTTGATCAATATAAACCTTACTATCCGATGTTGCTCTATTGATATAGGATTGGATATTGGCATTATCAAATACATTTATAGTAAATGGCGATGATGATGCACCACAACATACTGGTGGAACAAATACATTAACAGATGTTCCTAAGTTTGTAAATGGAACAACCGCTATGCCACCAATATCCCAGTCAAGTTGTATAACAGCCCCACCACCATTTTCATAATACCAAACATCCATGGTATATATTTGCCCTGAAGTAAGTAATATACTACCAGAACTATTATAATTTGCCGGACCTTGTTCTATCCAGTTATTGATTACAGTGGTACCATTTATAGTCATATAAAATCCATCATCACTACGATCATAAAATGTTACATTTTTCAAACCAGTGTTTGTAGCACCGGGCCACAGAATATATCCAGTAAAGTGTATTAAAACCCCATCGGATAATCCACTATTCATAACAACTCCAGAACCCCAATCATAGTTTAACGTATTAGCAACTCCAGATGCTAAGACTGTTCTGTTAGTTGTCATTGATGGTGTTGCACCACCTGCTGCATATACTGTATAATTTAATCCAGCAATATCAACTGCGTAAACATTAAAACTCAATAAAAATAAAATGATATATCTCATTGTTTTGGTACTCCTGGATTTTGAATAATTGTAACAATATTTCCACCAGGAGTACCAGTACCTATAACTGCTGCCCCCGGACTATAGTTTTGTGTAATAAATACTGATGTGTTTGATGCAAAGCCAAATGTTTTTACTTCTGCGTAATCTTGTGAACCTAATACCCTAAATGCAATACCTTTTCCTTTACCTTGTGTATCAGTTGCTGCTGAATTTTCCCATGAAATACATACATTAGTAGTTGGGTCACACCCATTCTCATTTGCTTCACGTATTAATGAAAGTAATCTTGCTTCGGAATCTTGTGTATTTTTGGAAACTTGATTAACTAACCTTCTAGCCATTTCCTCTTCCATTGCTTGAACTTCTTTATCTTTTGGTGATTTACTGGACTCCTTGACTACCTTTTGCACTTCCAGTGGTTTGACTAGAATAAGGTTATTTGAAATCTTTGATTCTATTATGTTAACAGTTGTTGGTAGACTGGGTGACATTGTTGCACTTTGGACATATGTAGCTTCATATGCTTTATCTAATGATACGGTACCAGCAAGTGTCGTAACATCTATTTTACCTACTGCGCATATATTTTCTTGAAGTTCGTACTGTTTGATATCTTTTTTATCTTTACAACTTGGTACTAATACTATTAAAGACTGACCAGCTTCATCTACAGTCATTGTGAAATCTGTACCTCTAACTGCAATAGTAGCTGTAGGTGTTTTTATTCCAACTTGCTGTGGATTATTTTTAGCAATTTGCCCAGATGCATACCTTACTGTACCCATACCTACTTTTAAAGCAAGTTTTCCAGCATCTGATTGTTTTGGGTCAAACACAAAATCATCTATTAATAATCTACTATTTTCATTTACTTTGACGTTTGTATCATCTTTGAATTTTATATCAGCAACACAACCACCGGTAATATAAGTGTCCATACTTTCTATTGAAGCACCTTTATTACCTGGTAGTTTTTGTTTATTACGTTCTATTTGGCAGGATATTCCTTTAGTTTCTCCCACTGAGCCAATATCAGCCCATACATTAGAAGAAACCAACATGAATATAATCCACCACATATTATCTTGCTATTGCTGATTGTGGGCTCACTATGGTTGCAGAACTTGTTCTAACAGTAACGGTATTGAAGTCACCTTGAGTTAATATATTAACGTTAGTATTGTTTGCACCTTGTTGTTGGGTGTATATAACATTACTACTTCCAGTAATATTCTCAACTAAAGAATGAACACCAACATCATTTTGTTGTGTGTTTATAATGTTGCTATTACCTGAAATATTAATAGTACTATTATCGCTAGAACCTGCTATTCCAGAAGTACTAGTTATATTTTGTGTAACTTGGTTGAAGTTACCAGATGCTGATAAGAAACTGGTAATATAGTTACCTATTAAATTTTGTAATGATAAGTTGCTATCACCTGTTATTAATTCGGTAATAGTATTATAGTTATTAGATGGATTTCCTTGACTACCAACTGTTAATGATGTTTGGTTACTACTTCCAGTAATGGTACTAGTATACATATTGTTACCACCTAGGATATTATATTGCGCCCAATCGTTATTACCATGTTGTGTAATGTTTAGAATATTGCTACTACCTGTAACGGTTCCATAGTTCAATGCACTTGCTGCTACTGGTGTAACCGATGTAACACCAGCTGAATCAACCGAAATAGTTCCAGATGTTCCACCAACGGTGTTAGTTCCACCTACTTGTTCAACATTAATAGTATTTGATGTTCCTATTTGTTCTATATAAACATTATTTGGTCCAGTTGATATTCCAACTCCAAATGCTGTTTGTGATAGAAATGTTGTTAATAAAAGATATTTTTTCATTGCTCCTACCCCTTAAATGCCCAGATTCCTTTTCTAGCACCTTCTTTAATTGTTTCGACAACTGCTGCTTGTATTGCCTTATTAGTAGCTCTATTAATGCTCTCGTTAATAGAACCGCCTACCTCTGCTTCCACTGCCATTGTTCCGGCATCTATAAATTTAAGTAATCCAACACGATCTAAATAACTTAAAACAGTTTTAGTGATTGTAACACTAGTTAATACTTCTCCTGTATTAACCGAAACAGTTCTTAAACTGATAGTTACTGTATCACTTTGGTATTGTGTATCTGCTCCAATACCAAAGAATCTTACACCTGCTCCACCTGTTATTGTATTAGAATCATATCCTACGATTGACCCTTCTACTATAATACCAGCAAATGTCATAGCAGGCAATGATATTGCATCTTTACCTTGAAATTGTTCACGCATTTGACGAATCATTTGACGTTCTTTAATCAAATTCTCTAATCCAACACGTTCTACAACTTTAAACCACACACCATTACCAGCATCTTGTAATGCTTTAATCAAGTATCCTTCACCACCTTGAGTAACAGCAGAACTTAAACTGGCAATTCCAGTTATTGATTTACGTTGACCAGTTTTATCCATAAAACCATATACTGCAACAGGAACAGGTCCACCAACTGGCGGTTTTAATTGATTTTCTTCTTTTTTAAGGTATGTGCTAATACTTTCATTTACCGGATCATCAAACTGTTCACCAGTTAATAACTTATGTATAGAACTACCTGTTGCACATCCTTGTAATAATGTTATTGCACATAATATAATAATCTTTTTCATAGCTAAAAATAAAATGTCCCCGCTGGTACTGAAATTTGTGTGGTTTGACTAGGATTTGAGTTGTTGGTAATATTAATTAAAATCATACCATTATTTGAACCACTTCCTAATCCCCAGGTTACCGTATTCCCACCAAGATCTGGAATTGTTCCACAGACTGTACCTGGTGTAGTACATGTTGGATTTCCAGTCCCACCAAAAATACTATTTGTTAGTTGTTGAGCCAGTTGTGAATAAATTCTAGATTGTAAATTTGCTATAAATTGTGCCTGTGGTGTATTTGCAGCTGCAGCCTCAGCTTGTTGTTTTATGGCAGCAGCAGCTGCTTGATTCTGTGATGTCGCTTGGTTTTCTAACTGCTGAATAGTTAATATATGTGAACTATAGCCAGCACCACTGAATGATGGACTATTAAATCCAAATTGTATTTCGGCAGCAAAAGATGGCATAGCTGCTAAAAATAATATAAAACCTACTATTTTACTCATGTTTGTTGCTCCTAATATTATATTTAAGCGATAACAAATATGAGTAAAACTAGTAGTTAACTAGATGGGAATAGACAGTTATTAATATATTCTACTGCTTCTTCTTCTGACAATCCTAACATCATCAATACTTTAGGATTGTGTGGGTTAAGACGTTGATTTTCAACATAATATTTATGTTTATTTGAAATATCATCGCTTGTGTTGTTTGTATCAGATAACGATGCTAGATATACGTCTAATGTATCTGCTATCATATCAGATATTTGCGTTAGCTCTTCATCTGATTGTACGTTACCAGCAGCAATAATATCATTTGAAAATATACGTTGTGCCCATTCTGGTAATTCACGTTTCTTATTCCAAGATAACTTTGCAGATTCATTTGCAAACCATTCTGATAACGGATGATTATCTGATACTGGACTAAAATCATGAAAACAACCTGTGATTTTATTCTTACCAGCAAATACATCAAACCCAAATATTGGAGCAGGATTATGAAAATGTGGATAAATGCAACAATGCATCATCCACAACCCACGAGTATCTATTGCATCAATAATATTGACATGTGCTTTTCTATATAAATCAGATTCCCAGGTTAGATTACTCCAACCTGGCTTGTTAAACTGAACAGCTTCTGGTATATGAATTTCTTCACCTGAATGATCAAATTTATATTTAAATAGCTGACTTATATCAATAAGCGACATTTGAATGTTATTCATCAATAGGTAGCCATGCCCACGATTTTATTATATTCTTAATACTAGGTCTTCGCCTAAATAACCATATTTTACGATGTGGTCTTGTTTTTACAATAAAATCATATGGATCCATCTGCGTAACTACTTTAGAAAATGGTGATTCTATTCTAATATACCATCCATCATTTTGTGTGCCAATTACGTCTGATGAATACACGTGCTTGCTATACGGTTGATATTTGACTTTTATAGATTTACCAAATGATAATAGAACATTTGAAACATATGGTTCACCTTGAATATTTGTTTTTATCTTAATTAGTTTCATCCAATGCCTTCATGATTTTTATAGCCCATTCAAATGCTACTCTAGCTTCATCTCCTAAATCATCAGTTAATTCTGCTCTAATAGCATTTCGTAGACCTTCAACATCTTCAAATTGATAGAACTTACCAGAACCTGGAACAGTCTTAGCGATATATTGCCCACCATTCAATGTCCCTAGGTGATGAACATATAAATGAGCTTTTATTAAATGCTTACGTTCTAAATCGTTGATTAAATCTTGCAGATATCTAATATATTCCAATGTTTCTTGTGTCCACGTGTAATGAATCTCTTTATCAGCTAATTCAAGAAAATCTTGATAGATATATTTTGTTCTATCAATACCAGATAATTTAGAAAAAAATCCCTGAACTTGCGCTCCAAATTCAATAGTGGAATATATTGGGATCATTTGCCACAAATAGTTTATATATAATTCTCTTGGTAATTTTCCTGAAATGATTAATTTCATAAAATCAGTTTGTTCAGCTTGTGTATGTAAATCTTTAGTGATTTCGCGTAATGACATATATTGTTCCTTTAATAAACGTATATTATAACACTATGATAATATAATGTCAAGAAAAATATAAATAAAGATGTAGTTCACGGAATTGGCGTTCCCAACTACACTAACGTCTATGGAGGACAATCAGCATGAGTATTTATACAGAAATACAACCAACATATCTTTATATAAAAAAGCATTCAATTACTGGTCTAAAATATTTTGGAAAAACTAGTAAAAAAGACCCATACAAGTATCTAGGATCTGGAAAATATTGGAAAAAACATATCAAAAAACATGGAAAACAATTTGTAGAAACATTATGGGTTTCAGAATTATATTATGACACTTCAATTATTGACCATGCTTTGCATTTTTCAAATGAAAATAATATAGTATTGTCAGATGATTGGGCCAACTTGGTAATGGAAAATGGTATAGATGGAGGGGTATCTGGGGTATCTGGGACATCACCATCGGTAGAAACTAGATCTAAGTTATCAATCGCTAATAAAGGTCATACAGTGACTCAGGAAACACGCACTAAAATATCATCAGCGCATAAAGGCAACCCGAAATCAAAAGAAACTAGATAAAAAATATCAGTTGCAAAAAAAGGCACAATATGTTCTTATGAAACTAAACTAAAATTATCTATTGCTAATAAAGGAAAGATAAAAATCTGATGAAACTAAAGCAAAATTGTCTATAGCAAATACAGGAAAAAAAGCATCAGCGGATACTTTAATAAAAATGTCTATCGCCGGTAAAAATATTTCTGACGAAACACGTAGGAAAATGTCTGATTCTAAAAAGGGTAGTATATTATCAGTTGAAGTTAAATCAAAAATTTCAGCTGCACACAAAGGACGAATTTTTAAAACAGCAGAATGTCCACATTGTAATAAGTCTGGAAGAATTAATAATATGACCAGATATCATTTCAATAATTGTAAATTAAAATATCAATAAAACAACTGTATGC